CAGGCGGGCAGGTCTGCCGCCCTTCTGCCCCTTCTGCGACTTTTGAAATTAGTCTTTCTGCCCTTCTGCCCCTTCTGGGCTTTCTGCGATTTCCGTAAAAGTCCCTTCTGCGACTTCTGAGCCGTCATAGGCACTTTCAAGGTATTTCTGCTCAAGGGCTTTCATGTCCTTCTGCTCTCCCAGAGGATTGTTCGGGGTGAGTACCATTTCTGTCTGGTCTTTCATGCCGTCATAGTTCTTCTGCCAGAAAATGCCCGTGACAGGGTTCACCTTGCCGTCCTGCATAAGACCCTCCCGGAAAACGCCGCAGAACTGGCGAACTTTTTTGATAAAGTCAGTGCGGGCGGGGTTCCCCTTCGTGACGTTCTCCCACTCCCACGCCTGTTCCTTCGTGATACCGATAGCCATATACGCAGCCTGGTTGCCCACCTTCATATCCCATTCAGAACACTTCTGCACATAATTCAAGAATCGTCTTTCCATTTCTGGCACGTCCTGCAAGTCCAGTGGCTCCTTCGGCATAATCTCCATCATAAAGGCAGTCACCTTCGCATTGTACCCTTCTGGCATTTCTACCTTCTGAGCCTGCATGATAGGACTATTCTCTCTGGCTTTTACCAGGTTCTTAGGACTGCTCTTCTGATACCCTTCTGTTCTTCTGGGCTTTCTGTCCTTTCCTCTTACTCCGGGTTTCTTCTGCTCTTCTGCCATTGTCCTTCTGCACCTCCTTCTGCTTTGCTTCTTCCTGCTCCCGTTTCCATCTTTCTACATAAGACTCCATTTCTATCTCCTTTCTGTCTGGCATGAGGTTGGTAGGGCAAATTCAATTTTTACAGTAAGTTTTTATAGATACGCGCGTACTAAGAAAACTTATAGTAAAATCTTATTTTACCCTACCATGCCCACCTAATTTTGCCTTAAAGCTACTCCATAATAGAACAAAACGCCCTGGGTAACTGCCTTATCTGCATACCATTCCGGGTGTGCTGTCAGTTCTGCATTGAATTTCTTCATGCTGCACACATAATACCCATTGCCCTTGCACCACATTTTGTAGTTATCATAGAGGGATTTCGCACGGGTCTTACCTTCTGCGTTACGCTCACACTTCTCTTCCAGGAATTGCAGTACCAGGTCATTGTCCCTCTCATACTGCTTGATGACCTTCTGCATACCTTGGGACATTTTCAGCCCGAAGCGGATATACTTGAAGTAGCCCGCCACCAACCATGTGAAGATACCCCGCATTGCTTCTGGGGTTTCAAAGTAGTCCTTGAGTCCCTTGTCCTGCTCTTCATCAGTGAAGTGACGATTGAACTCAATGACACGCACACGGTCAGAAGCAAACAGGGATTTATCCTTTACCGAAGGGAGGTCATTACAGGACAGCCACATAGTAAACTGCGGCTTGAAGGTAATAGCTGACTGATACAACTCACGGGCGGTAATGTCCTCACCACCTGTGTACTGCTTAATCGTAGCTTCATCAAGTTTGCCTGCGGTATCTGACTCACTCATGGTGACCATGCGCTTACCTTTCAGCTTTGCCAGTACCGGGTTCGCTGCTTCTGCGTTCTTCTGGCGGTCACCACGGCAGATAAGTTCCACAGGAGCCACTGTTGAGTAGTCACCAAGCAAGTGCTGAATAGCGTCAAGCATGGTACTTTTACCGTTGCGGGTGGTCTTACCGTGGAGGATGAACATACATTCTTCCTTGCTTGTACCTAAGATTGAATAACCCAAAGCCCTCTGCAAGTAGTCTGCCTTGTCCGCTTCGTTCTGGGTAACTTCCTTGATGAACTGTTCCCATCGTGGGCAGGTAACTTCCTGCAAAGTGTATTCAAAATTGGTCTGCATGGTCAAGAAATCATCCCATCTATGCTCACGAAACTTCATGTGTTCCAGGTCATAAGTACCGTTCAGACAGTTAATCAGATAGGGGTGAGTGTCAAACTGTGCCGCCGCAATCTTCATGCTGTCCGCAGCGTCCTTCATAAGACGGTCACGGAAACGGCGGTCACCCATCTTTCCCACAAAAGCCATGTACTGCTTGCGCTTTTCCTCATCGGTAATCTCTCCGCAGTACAGAGCCATGAGTCGCACGAACTCCTTAATCTTTGCAGAAACCAGAAGCGCACCCACATCCTTGTGCCACTTGCCAGTTTCATAGGTGTACCAGGATTTTGCTTCTGGGCAGTAGCGGGTGTCATTCTGATAGCACTCAGAAAAGAGGTCAGCCATGCCCGCTTCATCCCAGGAGTACCCAGTGGAATCATCCTGGTAGGCGGTTTCCGGGTGGTGGTCTTTGATGTAATACAGCTTTCTGCTTATGTCCTCAGAGGTAATATACCTGCCATTGGACAACTGAAATAACTCATCACTCACTCTTCTGTACCTCCTTCCTCTCTTTGTACTTGTCGCACTTCGGAGTGCAACTATAACATAAATCGTATTTCAAATCGCAACACAGGTTCCAGTCACCGCCACCGATGAAGTGTGAACAGGTTGCACAGGTGTCTTTCTCATCATTCATCTTCATAATCTCCTTCCAATGTATTGTAGGGACAGCCGGGACAACTGCTTACCCACTCTCCGTTCTCGTCCAGGTGGTAGTCATCACCATATCCTCCACATTCATAGCAATAATCGTAGTCATCCATGTGATTTACCTCCTGTACCGTGTAACGCTTTCTGTGATGGTTTGCAGTTCCCGGTCATCAAGCGGCGGTTTACACTGAGTCGTGTTGACAAATTTCAGTTCCGCATAAATCTGTGCCGGGGTATAGCCCGTGTTGTGCATTGCTCCTGCCAGGGAAGTGAGTGACAGGTTTCTACCCCCAGAAGCAATCGGCGGGTAATCGGGGCGAACTGGAATCTTGCCGCCCTCTGGCTTGTTGAACTTCGGAGCGTATATCTTCTGTACCAGTGCAGACTTCCCGCCGTTCTCCTTCTCAACCTCTTTGAAGTACTTCTCTACCACATAATCAATGGCTTCCTGGTTTTCAATGATGGTCGGAAAGATAAGCTGCTTCCCGGTCATAATGAAGAATCTGCGGGCTTTGTAAATCTCAACCCCCGCAAGGTTGTTCTTACCGTGGAAGGGAAGTGTACCCCGCAGCAGGATATGTACGCCACGTCCGCTTCTGGACTTCTCTGTGTAGGACTTGCAGGCGGTCATAATATCGGCGCAGAGAGGGGTCATAAGACCATCCTCAAAGCCTGCGTCAATATCAATACCAACCAGTCCGTTGTCTGCGAACACAAATCCTAGGTTATCATAATAGCCGTTCTCTACTGCCCACTCTGCCTGCTCAAAGGAACTCCATGTATCCGGGGCAGTAGAGGAAGCGGCTTTCTTCTCAAAGGCTTTCATGGGAATTTTGGAGTTATCCGAGGCACACACCCACTGATTCATATTCTTTAATTCCTCTGGTATTTTGGAATAATCCTTCATTCCCACACTCTCCTTATCCTGTGATTAACTGACTGTACGGCAGGGTTTCCACCCACTTGCAGAACTCACGCCACTCATCCAGTTTGTGATTCTGGCGGGAATGGTACATATTCTTGAGAACAGCGTAATTAAGCTGTACGGTTCTTTTCTGGTTGTAACAGGACGGTAACATCTGAATCATCTGCCACCAGTCCTTCTTGTCCTTTCTCTGCAAGAAATCCAGACGGGCATTATTTATAGCGTCAATGACCATGCTGAACACAATGAGGTTCGTAGCAGAGAGGTGTTCCGTGCTGAAATCGCTTAGAACGAACTCCTTTGCCTGGATTTTGTGCATGGTGGAACAAGAGTTTGCCACAGTGCCTACCTTGTAGGTATCGTACTCTTTCCACCAATACAGAGGGGCGGTAATGTCTGCGGTCACGGTAATCATACGCAGATACTTCCCGTGGTCAGTTCCCGCAGCACCCAGGGTTTCCATCAGCTTCAAGTCTGCATTTCCAACACAGAGTTTGTTGTTAAATGAAGCACAGTCCTTATCGCAGCCATAACATTGAGTTGTATCGCTCTTATCCCAGGAATTTTTAGGGTTTCTCATACCACGGATAGCCGCCTGCCATCCGTAGGTTTCGACTTCATCAATCTTTATCACAACTCACACCATCCCTTCTGCGGACTCTCATGTAGTCCTTATAGTCCAGGTCATTCATCTTTGCCGCTCTGTGCAAAGCCTGCTTCTTAGTTCCCAGTGTGCCGGGGATAGGCTCTTTACTGCCTACCTCATGCACATAATAACGGCTACTGCCTTTCTGCTTTGATACGGTATATTTCAGAATCATCTTCTTCGCCTTTCTTTTCAGATTCTCTATAATGAACTCTGGCTCCAACTTGCATAAAACACTGAACCAGTCGGAGTAGAAGAACCGTTCCAGTTCTGCCAGGTTGCAGTTCGTAGTTGGAACAATGAACCCTGCCAGTAAACTGAGGTAATCGTCTACAGCCTGTTCCACAATCCCGAATCTGAGATTTTCCAGTCCAATGTCATGCAAGTTTCGTCCCCCCCCCATTACATAGACCTCCGTTCGGCAATCTCTGCCATCTTCGCAGCATTCAGACGGGTATCGCCATGAACACGGGAGTAGGACAGGTAACCGTTCATGCGGTCAATCTTCGTGAGGTTGGTGCTTCCACAGACCGGGCAAACATCCATCTCAAGTTCCTGGTGTCCGCAGTCATCACAATAAGCAAGGGAGAGGTTCACACCTTCGTAAAAACCAAGCTGCATTGCTCTACGAACCAGAGTCTTTACCGCTTCCCGGTTGTAGGAAATCGGATAGCGAACGTACTGAATCTTGCCACCGTTGAACATATCCCAGAAACGTCCTTCAAGGTTTTGCTTTTCAATCGGGGTTAAGTCCTCTGTCACATGACAGTGGAAGGAATTGCTCACATATGGGCGGTCAGATACATTTTCGATAATGCCGTACTTCTTACGGAACTGCTCAATCTGCAAACCACACAGGCTTTCAGCCGGGGTTCCGTAGATTGCGTACAACCAACCGTCCTCATTCTTGAACTCCGTAACCTTCTGGTTGATATGCTGCATGACTTCCAGGGCAAACTCTCCGTCCTCTGCAATGGACTTGCCGTTGTAGAGCCGCTGCAACTCATTCAGTGCTGTGATACCGAAGGAAGCTGTCATTGGTTTCAGCAGGGGCTTGATTTTCTCAGACGGTTTAAGGTGTCCACCATATACACCACCCTCACAGTACATGATAGGGTTGGTACTGGCTTTCATCTCACCCAGATATTCATAGGTACGCTTGTGAACCCCTCTAATCATTTCCAGGTAATAGTCCAGGACTTCATAGAAGTCACGGCTTTCGGCTCTGGCTTTTGCCAGAATCATAGGCAGGTGCAGGGAAACCGCACCGACATTGAAGCGTCCCACAAATACAGGCTTGTCATCTGCGTCCGCAGGCTTCATGCCGCCACGCTCAAACCACGGGGAGAGGAATGCACGGCAACCCATAGGGCTTATAACTCTACCATACTTTTTGTAAATCTCAGCCACATAGCCGTCACCTGTAAGGGACAGCCAGTCGGGATACATGGTCTTGCTACTGCAATCAATACCTGCTTCAAACACATCCTCATTGAAGCCACCCTCACCGTGAAGGTTTTCGTCATAGAGGAAAACCAGTTTCGGGAACAGTACGGGCTTCTTAAATCCCGGCTTGCCCTCACCCTCCATGTGAACTTTGAGGAAGGTCTTGCTTGCCATCTTGCCGAACACATCAGTAGCCAGTCCGAAGGTCATAGTAATGAATGGATAATCACCACGGGAAGAACCCACAGTGTTCAGCTTCATCTCAATACCCTGGAAGCCCTGCTCATAATCACGCTGCACCTTGCTCATAGCCCAGTCATTTACGTCCTGGGTGAAGGTCTGCTGATTGCGGATTTCCATGTACTCAGCGCAGTACTTCTTGTAGGACTTCTCTGCATACGGAGCAAGAATCTTGTCCACTTCCGGGACAGTGAAGCCGCCGTACTGCTGTGAAGCAGTAGCCAGGGTAATATCTCCCAGAACGTCAAAGGCGGTATCAAGAGTTTTCGGCTCATTGTACCAGACGTTGCCCATCTCAAAACCGCCGCTCATAATAGAGGAAATGTCGCACAGGCAGCAATTCATAGTGTCAAGGCGGGCTGACTGGTCATGGATATAAATGTATCCATCCTTGCAAGCCTGCAACTCATCATTGGTCATAAAGAACTTGCGGTACAGCCGCTTGTTCAGTTCGTTGAAAATCAGACAACGCTTCGTGGCAACCAGGGTGGAATCCGTGTTTGCGTTCTCCTTATCGCCCAGAAAGCGAATGGACTGAGATTTCTGATAAACCTCATCCATAATGTGAACGAAATCCTTCTTGAAGTTTCGGTAATCCCGGTAAGACTTCGCAATCTTCGGGTTGACCTCATCAAGAACCTGCTCCACAATGTTGTGCATATCCGCAACGTGAACCTGTTCCGGGAAACGCTCAGAAACGATAGCCATGACCTTAGATACAATCTCATGGTACTGGGTATCGTCCAATTCAATCATTGCACGGGCGGCAGACTTACTGACTGCGTTGACAATCTTCTGACCGTCAAACTGCTCAATCGTGCCGTCCTTCTTAATTACTTTCATGGAGTATAACCCTCCCTTCCTTTAAGGACTGCGGGACATTGATAACTCTCTGGTTGGTGGAACCTGCCCAGTGATAGCCCACATCCTTCAAATCTTCTTCAAAACGTCCGTCCACCAGAACGTCAATGTAGTTCAGAATCCCGCCGCAATAGAAATCATTTGCAGTTACCTCTTCCCATGTGTACCCGGTATAGAGCCAGATAGTCTTATGCGGGAAGAACTGCTTGACCTTCTTTACAAGCCAGAGAATCTGATAACGATTGACGGGGTGCAACGGGTCACCCCCGGAGAGGGTAAGACCGCTGATATAAGGCTTGCTCAACTCTGTGCAGATTTCATGGAAAGCTGCTTTGTCGAACTCAACCCCGTCTGTAACATCCCAGGTGATAGGGTTCTGGCAGTTCTTACAGTGGTGTTTACACCCTGCAACCCAGAGAACTACCCTCAACCCATCACCGTTGTTCATATCATCGTGCGTGATATTGTGGAAGTTCATTAAATATCGCCTACCTTACGATGAAGGGAGTTCTCCACCGTAAAGCCCTCTGGGTAACGGGCTTTCAGCTTGTCAATGTTCATCTGCATGACCGTATCAATGTCCGTACCCAGTGCGTCACACGCTTCCGCAATCATCCAGAGACAATCTCCCAGTTCCTTTTCCATGTGTTCAAGGTTCACTTCATGTCCCTGGTACTTCTTCTGTAAGATACCTGCAACTTCTCCCGCTTCGCTATTCAGACCAAACACTGCATGATACAGACGGTCAGCCTTGCAATCGTAGGGGATGCTGCAAGTTCTAATGGCTAATGCCTGGTATTCCTTACCTGTCATGGTTTAGTCCTCCTTATTCCTCTGTGTGACAAGTGTTCTGCACCTTGTCGTAAATATCTTCGTACAACTCCTGCTTATCGCCGTTGTATGTGTACTCTGCATAAATTCCATCTCCGCTTACAGTGGTGGACACAAGACACTTGTAATTCTGCAAGGTCTTACAACTCCAAACGATGAATACATTGTCCAGGTCAATTTTGGTTGCCCCAACCTGGCTGTTGTACCAGTTCACAAGTTTTCTTTTGCATACGCTTTGAAAATGAGCCATGCCCGTAATAACCATGGTTTAGTCCTCCTTCCATTCTTCCTTACTTTTAGGGGTATCACTCATTGAGTCATGTGCTGCAAGAATTGCTACTGCCGCAAGCAGTACTGCACCACTAATGACTCCAATGATGAAAGTCAGAATTGCAATCAATACTGTTACCATGACTGGAATCCTCCTTAGAACTCATCGAAATGTTTCTTGATACTCTTGTGAGTCTTGTGGATTGCCACCAACTGCGCCACTACCACAATGACGTAAAGAACGCCTGCGATAATCTCCGGGAGCAGGCATACCCACCATGCCCAAGTGATAACTCCCAGTAACTTTAAGACGATGAAAATAATCGTCAGAACCTCAGTGAATCCCATTTCCATATCCTCCTTAAATTTTGAAAATTCGTGCTGCCATCATGTCAGCGGTATGAGTCCACAGGACGTTCGGGTATTTCTCAATGGACTTCCCGTACTTATCCCAGTTCTCTTTGTCATCAAAGGCTCCCATGTGCCAACGGATACAAGCCATTTCCTCATCTGTGAGGTCAACAATCTTCTGTACCAGAATTACGGACTTGGCACCGTGTCCCGGAAGAAGAATGTCGGGGTTGTAGCTGTATGTGCCATCCGGGTTGTGAATGTACGAATCACACTTACAGAGGTCATGGAACATACCCACAATGTAGGGGCTTGCCTTGCGCTTCCAGTGCAAACCCATTTGCTTTGTCAGAGACAGCAGAGAGGTGGTAACCACAAAGCTATGGTCAAACAGACCGCCCTCATAGTTCCCGTGGTACTTCGTAGAAGCAGGAGCCGTAAAGAATCCCATTGCCATCAACTGATTTTTCAGATAGAACACATCTGTACTGGACAGCCCACTTCCCATCAGCTTCTCAAACGCCTTGACACGCTTATCTCGTTCGCTCATAATCTTCAATCCTTTCATTCAACTTTATAGAATATAGACCATTGGAGAGTTCAAAGCTACACTTCTCCCTCTCCGCAGGTCATTTAATTAACCCAGAATGCTGTCCAGGTCGAACTTCTTACCGCTTGCCTTTTCAGCAGGTGCAGCAGCCGGGGCAGTAGCCGCAGGCTTGCTTTCCTTCTTCGGGGCAGGGGCTTCCGCTTCGTCAAAACCATCCGCAGGCTCCTTATCACCCAGGCGAACGAACTTGAGCATTTTGCCCGGAGTCTTGTTGGACTCAACCTCTTCGTGGTCTACCTCACAGCGGATATAGTGACCAACAAGTTCCTCATGGTCAATCTCCGTCAGAGTGTAGTCATTCAGTGCAGTCTTTGCGAAGTAACTGAAAGCATTCAGACCTCCCTGGTTCGGCTCACCGTCTGCATTCAGCAGAGAGAAACGTTCCGTGTGCTTCTGACCCGAAGCAAGCTGCATAACAATCTCCATCTTGCCGAAGTCCTCTTTGTACTTGACCTCAACAATCTTAAAAACGTGGGTTCCCTTCGGAATAAGAGTGAAACCCTCACTCAGTCCAATCTTTGCCATTTTAAGTATCCTCCTTATAAGGTGTTTAATATATCCAGAGATTTCTTCTTGAGAGAATCAATGCTCTGAGTACCTGGTGTGTAAATCTGCTTGAACAGGTGTTCCAGAACTGTAACCACGATGGAGTTTCCTGCCATCTTGTAAATCTGTGTTTTGGAGATACCATTCATTGCAAGCAGTTCATAGTCTGAGTCTGAAAAACCCATTAACCGAAAATATTCTTTCGGAGTCAGTTTTCGGTATCTACCGTTTGTCAGTACTTTCACCTCACGTCCCCCCCCCCACTAACCGTTTTCAGTGTAGGGGCAAGACCTTCTGGTGAATAGATACGGTTCATCTGGTCATTGCCGTAGTGGTTCAAATCTGCTGCTTGAATTATCTTCATGGGCAAATCACCACCTTCGGGCTTTTATAGTCCCTTGACAGTAAGGTTGGACACGTCCCCCCCCCCTGTCTGCGATATGACCGGGATGATTGCTGTCATGTCTTATGACGCTCTGGGTCTTTTCCTCAGATAAATAGAACTCTGCCGGGACTTCCTCATCTAAGAGGTCACCCATGCACATCTCAAGCGGAATAACAGGAGGGAATCGGAAAGAGTGGTCATCCACGTCCTTACGGATGGAAATAATGAATACTCTCTCTCTCCCTTGCGGCACACCGTAGTCTGCGCTGTTGAGAACCTGCCAGTAGCAGTTATAACCTGCATTATCCAGGCTTTCCAGTACGATAGTGAATATAGAACTCATGCTCTTACTGGTGAGATTCTTTACGTTCTCAGCAATAGCCACTTTTGGTTTGCAATGTTCGATGATACGCAATGCGTCAAAGAACAATCCGCTTCGGGTTTTAGTACCGTCCTCATTGACGAACCCACGCTTGTTTCCTGCAATGGAAATGTCCTGGCAAGGAAAACCGTATGTAAGTAGGTCAATATCGGTTGGCAGAGCCTTTTCGTCAACTTTGGTAATATCTCCCAGATTCATGCTTTCGGGAACATGGTGCAGAAGAGAATAGACTTTACTGGCGTATTTATCTACTTCGCAATAAGCAAGCAGTTCATAGGGAATACCCAGATTATTCAGTGCTTTCTCAAACGCTCCAATTCCGCTAAAAAGACTGAGGTATCTTATCATGCGGACTCCTTTCTGGCTTTCGGAGTAAAGCGGTACTGCGGTTCGGGTGTGCCATGATACTTCTCAATATCAATGCCGTCCTCCTGCATTTTCGCCATATCGTAGCCAGGGTCTTTCATGGTCTTAGAGGTAACCCAGTCGAAGGAAGCACCGCTGATAGTAACGGTCTTATCGCCCTCCTTGAACTGGCTGATAGCTTCCTTCTTGAGCATATCGGTAATCGTCTTATACCTCTTCTCATCGTCAGCTACAGTACCCTTGACCTCATCAATGTGTTTCTTCAACTGCTCTGCTTCGGCAACCAGAGCAGCAATGTCAGTGTCCGGGGACAGGTTGTTATCACGCAGGACTTTCAGAATGTCTACGTCCGCTTTCTCATCGAACTTCGGTGAAACACCGCCCTCAACGTGGGTTTTCCACCACTTCTCAACCTTCTTGACTGTCTTTTTCAGTTCGGGATAACGCTCAGACAGCTTGAAGGGGCGAACGATGGTGTTCTCAGTGCTACACTGATATGCGTCCGGGTTCTCATAGTCCTTGTCACCCAGGAAACTACACACCATAATCACGTCATCTACACCCAGAAGGTACGCATAAAGCGCAGCCTGTAAAGCGTAGTACTCTGGGACATCCTCAACCCAATCCTCTGACCTCTTCGTGGTTTTCATCTCAAGAACCGTAGTAGGCTTACCGTCCTTGTCAGCCAGAAGATAGTCCCACATACCACCGAAGATAGGACTGTCTTTGAAGAAGTCACCCCAGGTTTTCTGGAAGTAATCTGCCCCGTACACATCCGTAGGTGTGATGAGGTTGGTCATAAAATAGGACTTCTTCATAAACTCAGCCTGCTTCGGCTCAATCGTCTTACCTGCAATGGTATAGATTGTGTCCTCAAACGGCTCTTCGTAGGTTCTGGTGATTGCACACCAGGCATTGAACGGGGTTGTCCACTTGTTCAGCCCCATAATAGCCGCAAAACGTGTACCTGTAATCTTCTTAGGACGCTTCGGCGGGGTGATAGTAATGGTCTTATCATCATTCCACTTCATTTTTCTTACCTCCTATGAACAGAAATCGTGTATCCACTTCCACGGACAACGCTGTGGTCACAGGGTTTTCATCGGCTTTTACCAGGTCACTCAAGTCAAACCCAAGGCTCTTGAGATATTCCATTGCCAGTTTTGCATTCTTCATATTGCTTACATTGGCAATCACATTCCTGTAGTTATCGGTAATACCCTTAATCATTTCATTCTTTCGGGCTTTGATACCCTTTCTGATTTCCGTTCTTCCGTCCTCAAACTCTTTAAGCAAACAGGAACGGATTTCAGCTTGAGAACTCATATTTGCCAGTTTGTAAGAGATAGAACCGTAGTAACCACAGAGGGTATCAACCCCCGGATATTCCGCTTTCACCTTCTCTTTGAAGGATTCAGTCAGACTGTAAGCCTGCTGCATAAGAGCAGCAATACTGGTTGCCGTATCTTCCAGACCGATTCTCTCATTTCTCTCTGCATAGTAAGTGTTGAGAGCCTTTTCACTCTGGGTTTCTACTTCGGCTAATGCCTTTTCGCTCTGCGACTCCAACCACTTAATGATTTGTCGTTTTGTCATTCTTCGCTTCCTCCAACTCAACGGCTTTGTTCAGATACCAGATTGCTTTCTGCAAATCTTCCATGCCGTTTTTCTTTTTGTGCCTGTAGACATACTTGAGAGCGTTGCACACGCAGAAGTTCTGCGTGGCTTCTACTCCCTGGGTTTCCACCATAACGTCAATGCACTCAAACTTCCCGGTTTCATAATGAGCGGGATGGTTTACATTGTCAGCCATGACTCAGCCCTCCTTACTCACCGTAGGCGGCAATCATCTCACCAAGGTTCTGAATAAGCTGCTCACACGCTGCACGGGTGACATTGGTGAAGCCATTGGTTTTCATGGCAATCTGCTGAACAAACTCTTCCTGGTCGGAATCCTTGTTCATCAGAGTCTTGCAGGCTTCCTTGAGTGCCTTAATCTGCAACTCATCAGCCTGTCCATCAGTACCCGTCATTTCCTTCTTCGCTTCCTCACGCTCCTTCGGAGTGGCAGGTGCAGCGGACTTCTTTTTCTTCTCCTTCTTAGCCGTTTCCGGGTTCGGAGCAGGAATCTCTTCTTCCTCTGCCTGGTCATCAGAACCAAGGTTTGCGTCAATGTCATCGGGTTCAGTAATGTCCAGAACCGCCATCCAGAGGTAACGGCGCAGGTAGGTAATGGAAGAGCCAAGAGCCTGCATGGGGTTGGTAACTTCCTTACCTGCATTGCTCACAATCGGCTTCACCTCACGGTACGGAACACGGAACTGCATAGGTGCTTCCTCAATGTTGTCCACATTGTAGACCTTCATCACAGCACCCTCATCCGTGAAATCAATCTCCGTGGTAAGACCCACACGGGCGAAGATACGGGTTGCCGGGGGTACAATGTCCTCCAATTCAAAGTACTTGAACTCAAGGTGCATATTCTTACCCGACTTCTGCACCTTCCGATTCAGAAAGTACAGTCTTGCTTTCGCCAACTTCTGGCGCACGTTCATTGCTTCATAAATATTAGCCATTGCTAATGCCCTCCTTATCTTTACTGAACTTCGTACCAATCATCTGCAAGCATATCTGTCTGACTTGCAAGCCAACCAACGCAGAAACGGTCATCAGCGGTTTTCATAACGATGGACGGGGATACCAGGTCACCTTCAAGGTCTTTCACGCAAGAAAGGTCAGCGTCCGTGGTAATATCCATGCTGTGTGCCAGGAAGAGGAACATACCCTTGCCGTTCCAGTTCTTACGGGCTACCTTCTTGCCCTTCTTGAGAGCCGCAATCGCCCATCCGAAGTTACGCAGCTTCTTCATCTCACCCGCAGGTTCGTTGACGTTCTTCGGCTCATCCTCATGTACGATTTCCCAGTCATCACGGGTGACCCAAATCATGTCACGGGGGAAGAGTGCAATAGTCGGAAGTTCCTCACCTTCCTCAAAATGATTGATGAGTTCGCCATCCTGGTTCATGTACCAGTAGGCTTTCTCCCACTTAGGTAACTTAATCTTCTTGCCTGCCTTGAGTGCCTTTTCAGCTTCACTGAATTTCATAATCTTAGTCCTCCTTACCGAACAGAATCTCTTTTACTTTGCTTGCGAACAGCATACCCATCATCGGAATGAGCAGCTTGCCCATACCCTCAATGTCCGGGTCATTGACCTGTTCGTGAATTGCCTGTTTCACTGCTTCATCAAACTCAACCTTGCTAATTTTTTTTTCTTCCATTGTCTTATCCTCCTTAATCGAATAATGCTAAAGATTTCTTTTTCAAGGAATTGATTCTCCTTGTATTCTTCCGGGGTGGTTTCACACCCAGGAACTCACGGATATTCTTCTGTGCCAGTTTCAGATACCAGTTACGGTCTACCACATCAATAGCCAACTCATTGTTGTTGTCTACCATGCAGTGAACTGGCAGACTGGGTACTTTTGCGTCCTTGCCTGTTACAGCGTGGGTCTTGTAGATGGTTCCATACCTTCTGTCTGCCGTGGCGTACACTCTGTTCACTTTCTGTACGGGAACCTTATCTTCACCCACCATCTGATAGCACCCGGAATATTTATCTCCAACCTTTGCAATCACCTGGAAGTCCAGGATATTCTTACTTGCCATTATCGTTTCTTCTGGGTCTACACCCTTTACAAAGTAATCCTGGATTGCCCGTGCGACTATAACCGCATTGTTGTTGATATTCCATGCGCCACCACTCATGTTCTCCCAGGCAGGGAGTCCCATTTTGGTGAAGTCAATGTTTGCATTGGTCAGAATACCTCTTACCAGTGCGCCGCCCTTGACCTTCGGCTTGCCGTCACCCGCAGGAACCTCAACGTAGTTGTTTACATCTCGCTGCACAATTTTCTGAATGAAATCTTCTTCCAGTTCAAACCCAGTTCTGTCCTGCCATTCCTGGGTGATTTCCTGCCATTTTGCTTCATCGGAGTTGTCGAAACTTACCATGACACCATCTGTGTTAAGCTGAATGATTTTCAGAGTCGGACACTCACTGACCAAGTGCATTGACAGTTCCAGTAGGAGAAGCTGTCCTGTGATACAAACGGAACGTCCCATCAGAGGGTCATACAGGTCATTGAAAGCCACGCCGTCTTTACCGTTAAGCATGGTTCCGTAGGTGGTGTTCAGTACCAGTTTCAGAGCGTTTGCCGTGACCTTATCCCCGGCTTTCTTCGCCTGTACTCTCTCTTCCAGTGTATTCACATACACCTGCGGGGAAGGAATATTGCGGCTACAGAAGCCGTATTTCTGTCCCTTTGAGAGAGGAATGGTCATCAAGTGTGGGTAATAACTTGCCACGTCCTTGTTTCGGATTGACCTGCCCTCAGTAGCTTCTTCCACATAAGTAGGAATTGCACCGTGGATACCTCCGTAGGCTATCGTGCATTTGCACTCACCAATAGAGAAGTCCAGGGCGGCTCCCTTGTGCTTCACACCCTGTTCATCGTAGCCACCAAACAGAAGGTAGTTCGGAATGTTTGGGTCATGCAGCTTGTCAAAGAAGTCAAATACTTCCTGCGGAATATACTGCCGAAGCAGCTTATCCGGGTACTGATAATCTCTTTCGTCTGTCCATGGTTTCTCTGGTTTCTGGGCTTGCAGATACACGCTTGTCAGTTTGGCATTGGTCATGTACATAGCCTGTCTGTCAGTCAGACCACGCTTCCTTCCTACAGCCGCTTTGTTATCCAGATAACCTTGCCGCAACTTGAAAAGAATCTCTGTTGCGTCCACATCGTACTTACAGTAGTAAGTAGTCTGTGCCTTTTCTGATTCAGAGAGAGCGTGGTCAACATTGAAATCAACCTCTGTTTCCTCAATCGGGATACCCAGGTGGGCTTCAATCCCTTTAAGGGATACACCGTCCTGGCAATCATCCTTAAGGTCGAAGCTGTCAAAATAGACCCGATACTCTCTCAGAGCGGGAATGTCCCACCCGTTTAGTTCGTGAACGATGATGAGGTCATTTATCTCCTTCACCTGTTCCGGGGTGAACCCACACATAACTGCCTTGAGTATGTGGTTATCGTAGTGCTTGTTGTTGAAGCCGCCCAGATACGGGTTACGCTCCATGAAAGCCAGAACTTCATCATTGTCATTCCAGATAACCGTGTACTCTCCCGTGGCTACTTCTTTGAACACAAACAGCCAGTCATGGGCAAATACCTCACAGTCGAATATGTAGGTTCCCTCAACCATCGTTACACCGCCCTTCTTCCAGAGCCTTTTGTACCTGCAAGATTTCTTGTCTTGCCTGTACGCAGCGGCGAATCATTGACGCTTTGGAGTGTTCGGGAGGAATTATGCCCCACTTGTCGGGTTCTACTCCCATACTCTCTTCTACGCCTGCCAGAAGAAGTTGAGCAGTAGTGAAGTGGTTCTTCACATTCTTCGTCATCTTCATCTTCGTAGTCCTCCAAGTCATACCACCAGTTATTTGCCCAGGAGAACAATGCCAGGTATGCAGTACAAAGGACATTGATGAAGAGCATTGTCATCCCGTAGACTTCATCATCCAGAGCGCAGGCAGTGAACAGCCACGTTATGCCTACGATATATCCGATTGTTTTCAGAACTTTATTCTTCATGTCAATCTCCTATAAATTCGCACCCGCACTTCCTGTAACTGGTGCAGCGTTGTTTGAAAGATTTCTGCAATGACCGTATGCAGTCAACATAGTCATAAGCTATTGGCTGCTCCTTGCCGTCAAAGGTTCGGGCGATACGTCCTACGCTCTGAACTATCACCGCATAGTCTTTCTGGGGGGTTGTTAAGTACAATCTGTCCAGTCTGGGAATGTCCAGACCTTCTTTTGCCAGGGAATATGTTGCAAACAGATACCGTTTCTTGCCAGTCCTCATATCCTCAATAGCCTGTTCCCGTTCAGCTTTCCGCTTCTTACTGGTCATCTTTCCATCTATCACCGCTGCTTGCGCCCTTAACTTCAAAGGTAACTGCTCATACAGGTATTTAAGATGGTCAACCCTTTCTGATAGAATCAGATTGAAATGCTCACGGTTCTCAACCAGGTCATCAAGAATAATCTTGTTTCGACTCTCACATTCTGTGAGGTAGGTAATCATTTTGCAGTAGTTAATTGTGCCGTCACTGTTCAGATAAGCAGGACTCAGTTTCACGTCCGTACCTTTCGGCAGAACACTTACTGTCATAACCCTGGACTTCACTGCTTCATCTGGAACAGTCCATACTACTTGACCCAACATTGCGTAGGTTGCTTTTATCATGCCGTCCGAACGATGGACGGTTGCTGACAGCCCGAACTTATGTCTGGCACACAGCGTATTCAGTACCTTTGAGAACCGGGTTACCGCTGTAGGTGTACCGCTTACTCTGTGACACTCATCCACAATCACGCAGTCCCACTCATCTCTATATTGGTCTAAGTCCAATTTGCACATGGTTTGGATTGTGGCGAAGGTCATAGCCTCACCGATATTAACCTTCCCTTCGGTTATCGTTCCCAGTAGTTCTGAATCAACATACTGTTCTGCACGGCTCTTGCTCTGCGTCAGCAGGTCTTTGGTGTGTGTCAGCCACAGGGTTTTCACCCCTAACGCACACGCCAGGGCAATTCCCATCTGGGTCTTACCAGACCCGGCAGGGGATTGTAGAATGCCGTAGTGGTTTATCAGCATTGCCGCAACTGCTTCTTCCTGGTAGTCATACAGCGGAACCTTGCCGCCGTAGTCAACCTTCTTCGGCTCTTTGAACTGCTTCTTCATATCTCCTTCCAGAAGCGGCAGGATTGCTCTCAGACACCCGAATGGGAGAATCAAGCTATTTCCGTTCACCTCATAGAGATAAAGCGTTCGTGGGGTATTCCCAAGCCACAGGTGCATTCGTGCTTTTTGCTGATACTCTGGGTTTGTCATTTCCAGATTCTCTTTGCACCACTTAATCAGTTCGGGTGAGGGGTCAAGGATTTTCAATCGGCTCCCGATTTCTATAAACATCCATTTCCTTCAACCACTCTTGAAAGGTCTTGTACTCTGGAAACTCTGACTCTGTAATGCTGCCTTGCCCGTAAAGCTGCCGCAGACATAACTCATCGAAGTGAATCATATAAATCTGTCCGTCATTCAGCTTCATAGCGAAGTAGCAATGCTCATTGCCCTGGGCTTCCCACATGGTCATAGCCGCTTCCTGGTTCGGCTCAATCCGGGATAACGGAAAGCGGTTGTTGGAACATACCTTGCAGTCAATCAAGACTGCTATGTTATCCCGAACCGCAAGCACGTCTGCGGGTTGTCCTACCTGGTTTTGTGCCAGATTGTGCGCCCAGAAACCTTGCTCTGCCAGAAGTTCACACAGTTCCTCTTCAAAGTGGTTTCCCATTGTTTTGTTCACTTGCTTCATAGGCTTCTGCTCCCACTGCACCTCACAAGGAGGTGCAGATTAACGATTCTTGATTTTGAAAGCGGGGCGAACGCCAAGAGAGTTAGAAGCGCCGGCGTTGCCCGCATTACCGCCGTTGGAGACAACGGAGAAGTCAGTAGCGGATTCTCTGACCTTGTTCATCAGCCAGTACCACTGCAATTTCTCATCCTTAGTGCCATCGAACGCCATACGGTTTCTGCGCTTCTTCATAGGCTTCCACTGCTTCACATACGGGCTTTCGTACTCACCGTAGTAGTTCTCTCCGAAAATCTCCTTCTCAGTCGGCAGACGGAGCAGGTCACCGTTATCAAACGGAGCCATCATGTCCGTGAGTTCAGCCGGGAAGAGATTCAGAATCTCACCATTCAGCTTCTTGCGCAGGTCACTCTCTTCGTAACCTCCTTCATTGGTACGGGTGCTGTTCATCGGGTACTCACCAGGCAGGCAATCAACCAGGCAGAAAATCATGCCGTCCTCTTCCTGCTGCATAGCCATAGCCTGCACCTTCACACCGCCCGTGAGTTTGACCTTGATAATATCTCCAACCTTAAAAGTATCAACGTCAGACTTAATCATTCTTTTTACTTTCATTGTGTTTTCCTCCACTTGTACGGCTTACCGTATTTCTCTTGATACCAGATTTCAAACTTCTTGCGGTTTTCCTCATCTTTGAAGTATTCCTTTACCCTGTCAGCAAGGACAGAACAAAGTGCGCTTCCTTCTAATGTGCGAAGCATTAAGCCCCATCAACGAGGACGGAACCATTCTCATACTTGTCCAGAATATCTATGGACAATTCAATGATTGCGTCCGCTTTAGTACCGTTTCTGGTTCCCGAAATTACTGAACTCATCTCTGTCTTATCAGTCACAATACCCCGCAAGGCAAGCTGACCAATCAACCAGACGTAAGACAGCTTGTGCTTTTTAAGCAGCTCACGAATGTTTTCACGTTCCTCCACGTTTCCGCTTCCTCCTTTCGTATTAGAATCTTGTAAACTAAAGTTGACAACAGACTCTTCAAAGGTTATAATGAAGCTACCACACCCATATACCATTGAAAACTCTGCGGGGTTAAATTTATAGCCCGGAGGGGCTATTTCTTATACCCTGTAAACAACTTTTGTTGACATACTCAGTATAGTAGAGATTTCCCAAATTGTCAACAGGTATTTTAGAGTTTTCCCAAATTTATTTTTAGGAGGGTTCTTATGGATACCTTAGAACGCATTTTGGAATTACAAAAACAGTCGGGATTAACAGTGAAAGCCCTTGAAGCTGCTACAGGTATATCTAATGGCAGTTTTAGCAAATGGAAAAAGGGAACTTATGCGCCCAGTGCCGAAGCCGTACTAAGACTGGCTAAA